GTATCAATCCGATGGATTGAGAACAAGATGAATAAGTATCTAAATAAACTGTTAAAAACAGATAACGAAGATTATGTTATTGCTTCAGATACTGATTCTATTTACCTTAATCTGGGTCCTTTGGTTGAAAGTGTATACAAAGGAAGAGAGGTCGCTACTGAGAAGATTGTCAATTTCCTTGACAAGATCTGTAAGGTGGAACTTGAGCCTTATATTGAAAGTTCTTACCAAGAGTTGGCAACGTACCTAAATGCGTATGACCAAAAGATGAAGATGAAGCGTGAGAACATTGCAGACAAAGGAATTTGGACTGCAAAGAAACGTTACATTCTCAACGTATGGGACAGTGAAGGTGTAAGATATGAAAAGCCAAAGATGAAAATCATGGGCTTGGAAACTGCTCGATCATCAACACCATCTTTCTTCCGAGATAAATTGATGAAAGCATTTGAGGTCATCATTAACAAAGATAACGATACCCTTATTGAATTCATTAATCAAGTTAGGCAGGACACCAAAAAGCAGAACATTGTTGACATTTCTTTTCCAAGAAGTCTCAACAATTTGAATAAGTATACTGGTAGCTCTACACTGTATGTCACAAGGACTCCAATCCAAGTTCGTGGAGCACTGGTATATAATCATCTGGTCAAGACTAGAAAATTAAATAACAAGTATCCATATATTCAGGAGGGAGAGAAGATCAAATTTGTTTATTTGAAACTTCCTAATCCTATTCAAGAAAATATCATTTCATATTTTCAAACACTACCAACAGAGTTTAACCTAGAAAAGTATATTGATTATGATATGCAATTCTCCAAGAGCTTCCTTGAGCCACTAAACTCTGTGTTAAATGCAATCGGATGGGTATCCGAGAAACGTGGCACCCTTGAAGCATTTTTATAAATTACTGAGGTACTTATGAGCTTTTTAAATAGTGTTATTAAAGAACTGGATAACGAATATGCAGGAATCGTCGAAGATGGAGTCGCCGCAGGAGATTGCGGAGGCTTTGTTGACACTGGTAGTTATATCTTTAATGCTCTGCTTAGTGGCAGTATTTTTGGCGGGCTACCTAACAACAAGATTACAGCTCTCGCTGGTGAGTCATCTACTGGAAAAACTTTCTTTGCTCTCTCAATCGTTAAATTCTTCCTTCAACAAAATCCTACTGGAGAAGTAATTTACTTTGAAACTGAGTCTGCAATCACCAAAGACATGATGACTAGTCGTGGTATTGATGCCAAGCGAGTTGGTTTGGTTCCAGTATCCACAGTACAAGAGTTTCGTACTCAATCAATTAAAGTTGTTGATGAGTACATGAAACTCAAGAAGGATGAGCGCCCACCCCTGATGTTTGTGCTAGACTCTCTGGGAATGCTTGCAACCACCAAGGAAATTGAAGATGCCTCAGCAGGCAAGGAGACCAGGGACATGACCCGTTCTCAGGTCATTAAGTCTGTGTTCCGAATCCTTTCCCTGAAGCTAGGAACCGCTGGTATCCCCATGATCGTTACCAACCACACATATGATGTGATTGGATCTTACATGCCAACCAAAGAAATGGGAGGTGGTTCTGGTCTTAAGTATGCTGCATCTACAATTGTCTATCTATCCAAATCAAAAGAGAAAGATGGCACTGAAGTAGTTGGCAACATTATCAAATGTAAGGCATTCAAGTCCAGATTCACTAAGGAAAATTCACTAATTGAAACAAGGTTATTTTATGATGAGCGTGGACTTGACAAGTACTACGGACTACTGGAACTGGGTGAGAAGTACGGAGTTTTCGTTAAGTCTGGTGGACGTTATGAAATTGATGGTGGTAAGCATTATGCTAAACAGATTCTTTCAGATCCTGAGAGGTTCTTCACCCCCCAGATAATGGAGGCACTTGACGAATGTGCCAAAAAGGAGTATAGTTATGGGACAGTGGAAACCTTTGAGGGAGACGAGGCTTGATGGATAGTATTGAATCCAAAATTCTATCAAACTTAATTTATGATGAAAAGTACACACGAAAGGTAATTCCTTTTATCAAAGAAACATACTTTGAATCTCTAGTAGAAAAAATTGTATTTCAGGAGATTCATAAGTATGTCACCAAATATGATGATATTCCAACAAAAACAGTACTGAAGATTGAGATTGAAAATCGTAAAGATATTTCTGACGATGCATTTCAAACATCAGTAAACTTAGTTAATGACCTAACGGAAGAAAAGTTTGATGAACAATGGTTATTAGATACTACAGAAAAATGGTGCAAGGATAGAGCCATTTATTTGGCTCTATTGGATTCAGTTAAAATTGCAGACGGAAAGGATAAGACTAGAAGTAAGGATTCTATTCCTTCAATCCTTTCTGATGCACTTTCAGTTTCTTTCGATGACCATATTGGTCATGATTACATTTCAGACTCAGATTCTCGATATGATTTCTATCACAAAAAAGAAGACAAAATCCCGTTTGATCTTGATCTATTCAACAAAATTACAAAGGGTGGTATCCCTAACAAGACTCTCAATGTCGCTCTTGCTGGTACAGGTGTCGGGAAAAGTTTATTCATGTGCCACATGGCTAGCTCCATCCTCCTGCAGGGGCGCAACGTTCTCTACATTACACTTGAAATGGCAGAGGAACGGATTGCTGAAAGAATTGATGCGAACCTCTTGAATGTAGATATTCAGGATATTGTAAATTTACCTAAGAGTACCTATGAAAGTAAACTTGCTAAATTAACTGAAAAGACACGAGGCAAGTTAATTATTAAAGAATATCCAACTGCATCCGCACATGTGGGACATTTTAAATCTCTTTTAAATGATCTTGCATTGAAAAAAGGATTTCGACCAGATATTATCTTTATTGATTACCTAAACATCTGTGCCTCGTCTAGGTATAAGGGTACACTTGTAAATTCTTATACCTATGTCAAAGCAATTGCAGAAGAACTTCGTGGACTTGCTGTTGAATGTAATGTTCCAATTGTTACTGCAACTCAAACTACTCGTAGTGGATATGGTAACTCTGACGTAGAACTAACTGATACATCAGAGTCATTTGGTCTTCCTGCTACTGCAGACTTTATGTTTGCTTTAATTAGCACGGAAGAACTTGAGAACCTCAACCAGATCATGGTTAAGCAGTTGAAGAATCGTTACAATGACCCGACTGCCTTCAAGAGATTTGTCGTGGGTATTGACAGGGCGAAGATGAAGCTGTATAATGTTGAGGACAGTGCTCAGAGGACTCTGGTTAATCCAGATAAGACTGATGACGAGCACGATTCAAAGTTTAAAAAATCACAACGCACATTTGAAGGATTCAAAGTATGACAAAGAAACTAATTAGCCTAGAAGCATATCAAGAATTTGTTGGCGACACTACTAGTCTCGCTTCCAGCAATCCCGAAGAATTTATTTCTAGAGTTAACGAAGTTGGACGCAAGGTGCCTGAAGACAACGTAAACGCCGCTGGGGTTGACTTGAACCGACTTCTAACTGCTGCAATTGGCCTCACTGCAGAAGGTGGAGAATTTGCGGAAGTAGTCAAGAAGATTGCATTCCAGGGCAAACCATACAATGAGCAATCTCGTATTCACATGATCAAAGAAATGGGTGATGTGATGTGGTATATCGCACAAGGTTGTATTGCTCTTGGTACTAGCATTGAAGAGGTTCTAGAGACCAACGTAGAGAAACTAACTGCTCGTTACCCAGAGGGAGTATTCCGAGTATTCCATTCCGAGAATCGTAAAGAAGGAGATATCTGATGAATGGAATCAGTTTGAGCACAATACATTCTGGATTGTTTGCGAATGGTAGCAAAGGTGTACATGAATGCTTAACCTTATTAGATTCGATGTCTATGTTTGTTAAACCAGCAGATAAACCTAGATTTGATAATTACATCAATGCTGTAAAAAGGTTTTTACCATTGTGCTCAGACTTTTTAGATGTTGTTGCAAAAAATCATGACTTTTTTGTATACACTTTACTAGTAGATTACGTAAGATTTTATCCCAAAACCAAACAAAATCTAGCTAATCAAAAAGAGTTAGTTTCTTCACTAGTAAATTTTTATTTGATGAAGCGGAAAAAAAGTAAATTGTACAATCAAAGTAAAGACCCAATGCTAAAGTTTTTACAAGACAATTCTACTAATGTCTATAACTCAATTGTGGTGGCTACTAATATTTTGCGGGCAAAAAGCCTGGTGAGACCTACGTAGTTACCTAAATAATAGATGTAGAACTTTTGTTTTTGATGAAAACTTTTAGACAATTTATAACAGAAGCCAGAACTCCTGCGGGCAAAGAAGCCGAGAAAAAAGGTCTTGCCCATATGGGCAAGGGGTACTATTCAAATACCAAAGGAGAAATTGTAGCTAAAAGTGAAGGTGGTGGGCAAAAGTTAGTTTCTGTATCTAAAGCAGATAAAAAGAAACTAAAAGATGGTCAACCACTTATGGGACCATCTTCGCAGGCTGATGTGCAGAATATGCCACAGCAACCACCTTCAACACAAACCACTGCAGAACAACCTCCAGAAGAAATGGAACATGGGGAAGGTCCTGCAGTGGTTATTACTTTTGGTAGGTTTAACCCTCCTTCACTTGGACATGAGAATTTAATTAATGCAGTTCAAGAACAGGCAGAGGAGCTTGAAGCTGAGTATAGAATTTATCCAAGTAGAACTTCTGACAAGAAGCAAAATCCACTAGATTTTAAAACAAAATATAATATTCTACAGCATATTTTTCCAGATCATGCAGAGAATATTATCAATGATCCTGAAAATGGAGATAACATCTACGACATTCTGACATCTCTCCATGATGAAGGCTATCATCATGTTGTTATTATGTGTGGTGACGAGAATGTTCAAAAGTATGAGAAAATTGCTCAAAAGTATAATGGAACAGTGTATGATTTCTATGGAGTTGAAGTTGTAGGTGCTGGAATGTCTGATCCAGATGTAGACAAAACGGAAGGCATTACTAGTTCCATGATGCGTAAATCAGCACTTGAAAATGATTATGAAACATTTAAACAAGGTCTTCCTGGTAATGTAAGCAAGAAAGAATGTCGTGCAATCTATCGCCAAGTTAGAAATTCTCTAAACTTAAAAGAGGAACTCTGGAATATTGCTCCTTCATTAGATTTAAATAATTTGAGAGAGCAATACTTCCAAGGAAATATTTTTAATCTTGGTGAATCTGTAGTTGATGCAATTACTGGTATTTCTGGAAAGATAGTCACCAGAGGATCTAACTATGTTATTTTTGTAGATGAACAAAAGAAAATTCATAGAACTTGGGTTAAAGATTTGAGTTATCACCCAGGACCATTAGAAATTGGAACTGATGATTATCGTGAATATATACAACGAATGCATCCAACTGAACCAGTCAAGTCATTTACTAAAGCTAAACGAAAAGATAAATAATAATAAATAGAACTCATTTCAACGAAAGAATATGGATTTATCTATTGTATCGCAGTTCATGTCTGTTAGTCCAGATATGATGTATAAGGCAACGAAAATGGTAGAGTCTGCCTTTGCATATTTTCCTGGTGATGTGGATGCTCAGGAGAACTATCTCAGAGAGAATCTAATTGATCAAACTCTTGAGTATGCTCTAACTCTTCTAGAAGACAAAAAAGTTAGAGATTACATGGGTGTCAATGTATACACCAATGGAAAAACATTTAGTGCTCCAACTTTAGCACTGTATAATGTAGCTTCTATGCCAGAGATGAAGCAACGCATCCAGGCAAAGTTAAATGCTAAGGGTGGAGTTCGCAAAGAGGAAGTTGAAGTAGTTCAAGAAAAGAAAAGACCAAAGCTAAAGGGTCGCAAGTTTAATGGCAAGAATCCTTGGTGGAATTCTGATGGAGATGATACTCCATATGAGCCAGGTGATGATGTCAAAAAAACCAGAAAAGAAGCAGTAGATTATGTTGCCGAACTCTGGAAGGGCAAGCATGGTCAGTCTGAGAAAGAGTATCAGGCAGGACGTTCTGATGCAGGCAAAAGAATTTCTGGAGATGCAGAAACTGGACCAAGATACTATACTTTAGGTCGTGCTCGTGGAGCTAAGCCAGATGCTCCAACCAAGCCAGGAGCAAAACCAGTAAATACTCCAAAACTCAGCCAAAGTGAAAAAGAGTATCATCAGTACAATAAAAGTGGTGCAAAGAACAGAGCCCAATACAATAAAGTGGGTGGTAGTAAAGGTCTCCCTGAGGAAGTAAATTTAACTGAAGAAGATCCATGTTGGAAGGGTTACACTCAGGTTGGAATGAAGAAAAAGGGTGGGCGTGAAGTTCCAAACTGTGTTCCTTCAAAAGGAGTTCCCAAAGCAAAGGGGTACAAGCAAGAGGATATTGAGTTTGTAGCAGATTATCTAATTGCTGAAGGACTTAATGAGTATGGCATTGATCTTCTAATTGAAGATATGGGTCTAGATGATTTCTGTGATTTTGTGGACGAGATTTCATCTGAAGAGTTTCTAGTTGAGTGGAGACGTGGAGCTGGTGGAACTAAGGTTCGTGGCTCTGGTATGTCCAAGTCTGGAAAGTCAATTGGTTCACTAAAAGGCGGTGCCAAAGCATCAGCAATTCGTGGAACTGCAGAACATAAAGGAAGAAAGGCAGAAAAAGAAAAAGAACCATCTAAGTCATCTGGAATGACTTCTGCCTTGAAGAGTCAATCAAAAATTGCAATGGCTAAGAAATCTCAGCCAGAAACAAAGTCAACACCAACACAAACTAAAGAGAAAGCTAAGGGTGGAATCCTAGGTGCTCTCAAAGCTAGAGCACAGAGAGATACAGAACTACTCAAAAAATCAGTAAATACAGCAAGACAAGTAGGAGCAAGACGTGCTGCAGAAGTTAAAGCAACTTATGATGCAGTTAGAGCGAAGGGTAAGGAAGCCGAACAATCTGCAGCTGCAACTAGAGCGAGAAGAAAAGCAACTGTTGCAGCTGGCAGAGCGGCTCAAAGTGCAGGTAGAACTGCAGTCAAGGCTGCGGGAGCTGCTGGATCAGCTGCAGGAGAAGCAGTAAAAGCTAAAAAGGCTGGCAAGTCTGCTGCTGCAACTGCAGGCAGAGCAGTTGGAACTTTTGTTAAGAAGATGAGAAAGGAAGAGAAAGAACTCCTAACTCGTTATTTCATTGAATCTGAAATTGCATTTAATTATAATGAAGTTCAGGAAATCTTTGAATCTCTCGACCAAGAGCACTTTGATTATTTCCTAGAGCAAGCTAATTTAATGGTAGAAGAGTCTGGTCCATCAGCTCGTGAAGTAATTGAAGAGAAGTTACAGAACAACTTTAATATTGAAAGATTTACTTTTGCGGATTGGAGAACTTTAACTGAAAAGACATCTGATAATACTGCAACATCAAAGTTTGTTAGCTTAACTCAATCTAACAGAACTGATAATACCCCAGATGTAAAAGGAAAGAGAAAGGGTGGAGTCATTATCAATCCTAAGATTGATATGAGAAGTGAAGAAGTTGAGGAAATTGAAGAGAAGGCACCTCCAGGTGCTAAGTACGAGAGGATGGTTAAGCACATTAAAGATAAGTACAAGAAAGGTGGCTTGACCAAACAAGAAAGATCAATTGCGTATGCAACAGCGTGGAAAAAATATAATGAAGAAGTTGAAGTAATTGATGAAAGAAGAAGAGAAGACAAAGGAACCCCAAGACCACCTAAGCCAAGTGCTGCATTCAAACTAGTTTCTAAATCAATGGGATCTGGTAGAGCAGGTGTTCAGCCAAGAGGGCAAAAGAAAGTTCCTGGTAAAAAGCCACCTGCAGCTGGTGAATATGGTGGTCCAAAATCTCCAGCACAACAAGTTGCTATGAGACGTGCTGCTCAGAAGAGAGCACAAGATAATATGTCTTCAAGATTTGATTAAAAATTAGTTAAGTCATCTAAATATAGTTGAACCCTATAGGAGGAAATCATGGGAGCACTAGTAGAAGTAGTAAAGCCATTACTACTCGCAGCAATGAATTCTTGTCACACCAAGCGCCTTGTAGTTGAACTACTTGAGCGTTATGTGAATACCACTGATAATGATATTGACAACGTAATTGCTGCATCTGTAAGAACCGCACTTCTAAAGAACTGTAAGTGATAGAATGTTTATTATTGAACTGGGGAGTTGAATTGACTCTAATTTTACTCCTCAGTTTTTCTGAATATCTCGGCAAAACTAAAAGATTTAAAGAAAACAGTATATTAGATTTTAGTAGAAACACTATTAGGAAACTTCTGGGGAGGTGACTCCCCTTTTTTTATAAATACTAATAGAAAAAAATATATTTCACAGGAGACTATCTCATGGCTCTATGGGGCAAAAAGGATCAAATCGTTTTCAATACTGACATCGCAGTTCTGCAGAATGATGCAACTGTGACCACTGCAGGAGATTTCACTGACGCAAATGATAATCTAGTTAAGGCTGGAGATTTGCTAAGAATTAGTGGAGTTGATTATAGAGTTGCATATGTTGCTTCTGCAACTTCCTTGGAACTAACAATTCCATATGCAGGTTCAAATGCAACTGTTTCTGCAGCTAATGTAATTCGTAGACCAATTCCAAAGTACTGGTTACAGGGTCAGGATTCAGTTACCCAAGACATTTACTTTGTTGACAATACCGAAGCTTCACTAGCAGCCAACAAAAATAGAGGATTAAATTCTCCTGGTTGGTGGCAGTATCATGAGTATACTGATGCAAGTGGTGCTACCAGATATAAGACTGAACTTCTAGTTGCATTCTCTGAAACTGCAGCTAATGCTGGTGATTATGCAGACGATACTGATGTTGCAGATTCTGCAGTAACAATTACTGTTTCTGGACAACCAACCAACCAGTCAACTCAAACTCCAGCTGGTGGACTACTTACCGTTGATACTGTAAGTGCTGCTTCTGCTGGTAGAGTTGAAGATACTTACACAATTACAGCCTTACAGTACAGCACCGATAGTGCTGCTGGTACTGGAGCAACCTTCACCATCAGCATTGATGGAACTGGTGATGCTACAATTGATACCATTGATACCGCAGGTTCTGGATATGTTGTTGATGAAACATTCACCATCCTTGGATCTGTATTTGGTGGAACCGATGGTGTTGATGATTTAACCTTTGATGTTGCTACCGTTGCAACTGCTGCTGCAACATTCTCTGTAACTGCATCTGTTGGTTCTGGATCACTCATCTATCAGTGGCAGCTACAAACTGCAACTGGAACTCGCTGGGCAAATGTTACTGGTGCTACCAGTTCTTCACTTGCACTCACTGGACTTACTACTGCAGATACTGGCAAGAAGTACAGAGTCAAGATCACATCCACCAGTGGTGCTCCTGAAGTAACTTCAGACACTGCAACCCTAACTGTAACCGCTGCATGATATGAGATTTAATGAGTTGAATGAAGATAACTTTTTGTTATTTGCGATTAAATATTATGACAACCCAAATGCAATGACAAAAGATGATTTTTTTGAAGACCTGAAACGTTTTAAGTATATCAAACGATTGCTAAAGCGATATGATAAAACAGGAATTCTTAAAACTCATCTTTTGTTAAATCATATTATAGTTGTGTATAATATTTTTGGTGATGCAGCAACTCCAATTTTGTTTTTCAAAATTGAATCTGAATATTGGAAATACTTGAAATCTTTTATAGTATTTTTGGATAGGCTAGAGCCAGATACAATCCCACACATAACACCTGATGAGTATTGTTTAGAAGAGCTTAGTAAAATATGAACTATAACGAAGACGTTGCTGCTAATTCTGTTGGAGATGGATCTGCATTATCCATCCCCCCAAGTGTAGAACCACCTGGAATTCCTGCATCAAAGAAAAAGAAAAGGAAAAGACTGTGTGAAAGTGGTGGCAAAGTAATTGACCAACTAAAGCAAATAGCCTTAGCAGGACAGCAAGGAGTTGTAATGTTTGATAACGGAGAGAAATCTCAGATTTCTCCTGATGGTGCAAATAAATTAGTTGACTTGTATCGAAATCTAAATGCTAGTAATAGAGTTAAAATGATTAAAACTATCAATTCATCTGCTTCTGGATTTGAAAAAATCTCTACATTTGCATCCAATAGAGGCGTTACCCCAGAACAATAACTTTAGAGGTAGCATGTTTCAATCCCAAACCACCGAGACTAAGTTAGCATTATTGGAAGAAAAACTTAGCATCTATGAGAAAATGATGAAAAAGATTGATTCAGCTATCGAAAAGATTAGCGAGACAAGTCAGACAATTAGTAAAATGTTAGCAATACATGAAGAACGAATTGAGAATGTAGCTAAATCTGACGAAGTTATTATTAAAATGGTCGAAGATATAAAAGCTTCAAATTCAGAAGATCATAAAAGAGTTATTGAAAGAGTCTCTGAGATGGAAAAGACTGTAGGAGACTTGTTAAAATTCAGATGGCAGGTAGCCGCCATCTCGGGGGCAGTTATTTTAGTGGTCGGTCTGGTGGTCCCCTTCATTGACAATATGCTCGGTATGCCCTATAATGGAGGGACTGAGCAAACCACCAAAAAATGAGTTACATTGATCACAAATATATTAACCTCATTTCAATCAGACTAAGCAAATTTCAAAAGAAGCAAGATAATCTATACAATTTTAGATGCCCCTATTGTGGCGACTCTGCGAAGTACAAAAACCGTGCAAGGGGATTTTTCTATCGAAAAAATGCAGATATGGTATTCAAATGCCATAACTGTGGAATCGGCAGGACTCTGGGTAACTTTCTAAAAGACCTAGATGTAACTCTTCATGACGAGTATGTTATGGAGAGATTTAAGTCTGGATTGACTGGTCGTGGTTCTAACACTAAAGAACCTGAATTCAAGTTTGAAAAACCAGTTTTTAAAAAGACTCCTTTATCCGAACTCAAAAAAATATCAGAACTAAATAATTCACACCCAGCAAGAGAATATCTTTCCAACAGACAAATTCCAGAAAAATATTTTTCTAAGTTCTATTACGCAGAAGATTTTCATGCTTGGGCCAAAACAGACACAAAAATTAAAGAGTCCCGAATCATCATCCCCTTCCTGTCCAAAAGTGGAAAGCTTTTCGGATTCCAGGGAAGGGCTCTTGACAAAACTGCAAAACTACGCTATATTACTACCATCCTGGATGATAAGTACGTTAAATTATTTGGACTTGATTCTTTAGACTTTAATAGAACTATCTATGTCACGGAGGGTCCATTCGACTCTCTTTTTCTGTCTAATGCAATCGCCATGTGTGGATCTGATGTGCATCTAGAAAAGTCTATTTACCGAGACAGAATTTTTGTATTGGATAATGAACCAAGAAATCTTCAAATTGTTCAAAGGTATGACAAACTTATTACTGCTGGAGAAAAGGTGGTCATTTGGCCAACCACAATAAAACAAAAAGATATCAACGATATGGTTATTTCTGGACTCGACCCACAGAAAATAATCAAAGAAAACACATTTCAGGGGTTGGAAGCTAAAGTCAAATTTACTACATGGAAGAAAGTATGAGTAACGGTACTACAGTAAAGAAACGTAATGGTACTCTAGAGTCTTTGGATTTAGATAAGATTCACAATATGGTTGAATGTGCTTGTGGAGGACTCGCTGGAGTCAGTGCATCTCAAGTTGAAATTCAATCTGGATTACAATTTTATGATGGAATTACCACTGATGAAATTCAAGAAATCTTGGTTAGGTCAGCTAGTGACCTTATTAGTCTTGACAATCCAAATTACCAGTATGTTGCTGCTCGTCTCCTTCTTTTCGGTCTATATAAACAGGTCTTTGGAGCTAATTGGAAGAACGGGTTCCCTTCAGTAGGAGATCACCTTTATCAAGGCATCATGAAAGGTGTATATGATAAAGCTCTATCCAGCAAGTACACTGATGAAGAATGGGATAAAATTAATTCCTGGATTGACCACGAAAGAGATTATATTTTTACTTATGCTGGTCTTCGTCAAGTAGTAGACAAATATCTTGTGCAGGACAGGAGTTCAAAACAGATTTATGAAACTCCCCAATACATGTACATGCTAATTTCTGCAACTATCTTTGCAGAATATCCACAACCAACTAGATTAGAATATGTCCGACGATATTACAACGCAATCTCCAAGCACAGAATTAACATTCCAACACCAATTATGGCAGGTGTTAGAACCCCTCTTCGTCAATTTGCTTCTTGTGTGCTTATTGATTCTGACGATTCTCTCAATTCTATCTTCAGCTCTGACATGGCTATTGGCCGTTATGTTGCACAGCGGGCTGGAATCGGTATTAACGCAGGCAGGATCAGAGGTCTCAATAGCAAAATTCGTGGTGGAGAGGTTGCCCATACTGGAGTTATACCCTTCCTCAAGAAATTTGAAGCGACGGTCAGATGTTGCACTCAAAACGGCATTCGTGGCGGCTCAGCTACAGTTCACTTCCCTATTTGGCACCAAGAAATAGAAGATATTCTAGTATTAAAAAACAATAAGGGAACCGAAGATAACCGAGTTCGTAAGCTAGACTATAGCATCCAGATCTCAAAACTATTCTATGAGAGGTTTATTACAAATGAAGAAATTTCTCTATTCTCTCCACACGACGTTCCTGGTTTGTATAATGCTTTTGGTACTGATGGATTTGACGAGTTATATGTTCGTTATGAACGAGATCAGTCTATTCCAAGAAAAACTGTAAGCGCACAGGAACTGTTCCTAGATCTTCTCAAGGAACGTGCAGAGACTGGTCGTATTTACATCATGAATATTGACCACTGTAACTCACACTCATCTTTCCTAGACAAGGTGAATATGAGTAATCTCTGCCAAGAGATCACACTTCCAACTGTACCAATTGGTCATATTGATGACCCACAAGGTGAGATTGCACTTTGCATTCTATCTGCAATTAATGTTGGCAAACTAAACAACTTAAATGAACTAGAAGAACTTTGTGATCTATCAGTTCGTGCTTTGGATGAACTAATTGATTATCAAGATTATCCAGTTGAAGCTGCTAGGATCTCTACTGAGTCTCGCCGTTCACTTGGAATTGGCTACATTGGTCTTGCACATTACCTTGCTAGACAAGGTGCAAAGTATGAAGATTATGAAGCTTGGAAACTAGTACATGATCTCACTGAGGCATTTCAGTATCATCTGCTACAAGCATCTTCTCAGCTTGCAATTGAAAAGGGTAAGTGTTCATATTTTGATCGCACCAAGTATTCACAAGGAATACTTCCAATTGATACCTACAAAAAAGATGTAGACGAAATTGTACCTAACGAACTAGCATATGATTGGGAGACTTTACGAACCAAGATTCAAACACATGGACTCCGACATAGCACTTTGTCGGCACAAATGCCTTCTGAGAGCAGTTCCGTTGTGTCAAATGAAACCAACGGAATCGAACCACCAAGAGATTATCTGTCCGTTAAGAAATCAAAGAAGGGTCCGCTTAAGCAAATTGTTCCAAGCTATCAAAGTCTCAAGAAAAACTACACGCTTCTTTGGGATATGCCTAGTAACGCTGGTTACATTAATATTGTTGCTGTGATGCAAAAATTCTTTGATCAGGCAATCAGTGGTAACTGGAGTTATAATCCAGAAAATTATCCAGATAATGAAGTACCAGCATCAGTAATGGCACAGGATTTGTTGACCACATATAAGTATGGCTGGAAAACATCATATTATCAAAATACTTATGATAGTAAATCTGATGGTGATGCTGAGGAAAAAGTTATAGAACTATCACGACTACTTTCAGATCTAGAATCTGAAGACGACTGCGAAAGCTGCAAAATTTAAAGGAGAATTTACATGCAATTTATCACAAATACAAACAGTGAAATCAAGGGTATGACAGTATTTAATAGTAATCATGTAGATACCAAAAAGCAACCAATGTTTTTTGGGAAACCTCTTGGAGTTCAAAGATATGATTCTTATAAGTATCCTATCTTTGAGAAGTTAACTCAACAACAGCTAGGATATTTCTGGAGACCTGAAGAGGTCTCCCTTCAAAAAGATCGTGCAGATTATCAAACTCTTCGTCCAGAGCAAAAGCATATTTTCACTTCTAACTTGAAGTATCAAATCATGCTTGACTCTGTTCAGGGTCGTGGTCCTGGTTTGGCATTTCTTCCATATTGCTCACTCCCAGAGCTAGAAGCTTGTATGACTATCTGGGAAACAATGGAGATGATCCATTCACGTTCATACACTTATATCATCAAGAATGTATATCCTGATGTTACTGAAGTATTTGATACGATTCTAGATGATGAAAAAATCATGGAACGTGCAACTAGTGTAACTGAAGCATATGATGAGCTAATTCAATCTGCACATCAATGGGACTCAGGAACTCTCTGGCAACTTGGTGATCATACAACGGCACAACTTGAACTCAAGGAACTAAAGCGTAAACTGTATCGTGCAGTTATGAATGTGAATATTCTTGAGGGTATTCGGTTCTATGTTTCCTTTGCATGTTCATTTGCATTTGGTGAGCTAAAACTCATGGAAGGATCTGCAAAGATTATTTCACTAATTGCTCGTGATGAATCTCAGCATCTTGTAATCACCCAGAATATCATTAAGAATTGGAAGAATGGTGATGATCCTCAAATGGTAGAAATTATTGCAGAGGAAGAGGATAATGTTAAGCAGATGTATCTTCGTGCAGTTAATGAAGAAAAGTCATGGGCAGATTATCTTTTCCGTGATGGATCTATGATTGGATTGAATGCTAAGCTACTTACTTCATATGTTGAGTATATTGCAAATCGCAGAATGAAAGCAATTGGTATTAAACCAATGTTTGATATTTCTATGTCAAATAATCCACTTCCATGGACAGAGCATTGGCTTAACTCTAGGGGAGTTCAAGTAGCACCCCAAGAAACAGAAATTACTTCATACGTAGTAGGTGGAATTAAACAAGATATGAAAAAAGATACTTTCTCTGGATTTAAACTTTGATCAATACTGGAGTTTTTATAAATAATACTATAAAGTAACATTTATAGAAACTCCAATGACCGAAACTCAAAAATTATACGAGTCTTACTTTGCTGTATATAATGACGAAGTAAGAGAAACTCTAACCGAAGAAGTAGAACTTCTTGAGGATATCAATTATCTTTATGATGGTGAAGTCGAAGAAATTATCGACGAGACCATCGAGGCTATGATCGAAGAAGGTTATGAGTTAGTAGACATTGAAGAAGCTCTTGATGAGATCTTCTCTGAAGCTACTGTAACTACTGGACGTGGTGGATATACAAAACTAAGTTCTGATAAGCGTTCTGCACCAGTAACTACTGGTCAGGGCACTGCAATGCGTCAGCAAGCTAGGAAGCAGGCTGTTGTAACTCGTGCTCGTGAGCGCCAGGTACAAGCAGTTAAGGATGCTCCTGGTAAAGCTGTAGCTAGAGTTAGAAAGGCTGTAGATACTGCTGCTGGTGATTATGCGGCTAAGCATGGTCTAGTATCAAGCAAGAAGGGTAAGCCACTCAATAGAACTTCTATTGGCATGAAGCAGGCTGCAAAAGATCCTTCTTCACGTAGAGGCATTCGTTCCAAGGTGGTTGGTCACCTTGCACAACGTGCTGCAAATAAACTACAGCGTGGTTCTGAGAAAGCTCAATCCGCAATGCGTGATGCTAGCTCACAAGTAGGTGGTGCATTCAAAGCTGCTGGTTCTGGTGCAAAGCAAGCTGCAACTTCTGCAGGTTCTGCTGCAAAGAAAGCTGGTAAAGGTTTCCTAGGTAGAGTTGCCAGAAAGGTAGCTTCTGGTGCAGGTAAACTAGCATCTAGACTTGGTGAAGATGTAGATGTATATGATGTAGTTCTAGAGCATCTTCTAGAAGAGGGTTATGCTGCAACTCCAGAAGCAGCACAAGCAATCATGGTTAACATGAGTGAAGAGTGGATTGAATCAATCATCTCTGAGTGATCTAATCCAATACTGAGTGTTTGGGGGCTATCCAGCCCCCTTTTTTATTGCCCAAACCCCTAGTAAAACAGACTAAAAAACAGCGTTTTATTGCCCTTTAATGGGTTTTTGGATAGGGGGTTGACAAGACCCAGCAAACCATGTATAATAACTCTGTCAGGGTTCAGATAAATACTCTAAGTTATTAGAGATATATAATGAAACCTCAGAGTGCTAAGGCTAAAGGTAGGAATCTCCAGAAATGGGTTAGAGAACAACTCATAGAAGAATTGGATATTCATCCTGAAGATGTTGAGTCTAGATCTATGGGTGCTGGGGGAGAAGATTTGATTATGGCTAGGGCTGCAAGAAGTAAGTTTCCATTTTCTATTGAATGTAAAAATGTTGAGAAGTTGAATGTATGGGAAGCTTATGATCAGGCTAAGGCTAACTCTGGTGATTATGAACCAATAGTAGTCATGAAAAAGAATCACAAGAAACCATTAGTCGTAATAGACGCAGAGTACTTTATCAAACTATTCGGAGAGAAAGATGCAAATTGATCTACATAACTTTTTTAAGCACTACGATGAAAAGAATCCAAAGCATGTTGCTGCAGTTGAGCAACTAGAAAAGGATCTTCTAAATTCAGTTAGTAGTCTCATGGAAGATGATGCTAACTGGGTTAGAATATACAGAACAAAACAAGAGTCCCCTAAATCTGCATATCTGAATGTTCCTTGGTTTCCTCAGACAGATAATTATAGGGACGCAAACAGAACTTGTAATTCATCAGCCTGTGCAATGTGCCTTGAGTTTTTCAAACCAGGAACATTAAAAGGACCCAAAGGCGATGATGCATATGTACAAAAAGTATTTTCAATTGGTGATACAACAGATCACTTGGTTCAGACAAAAGTTCTTGCATCATACGGTATTAAATCCAGTTTTTCCTACAGCCTTACTTTTGCTGATCTTGATCGAGAGCTTGCCAATGGTAGACCTGTTGTTATTGGTATTCTTCATCGGGGTCCTATATCTCGTCCCACAGGCGGACACATGGTAGTTGTGATTGGTAAAACTCCTTCTGGTGATTATATTGTCAACGATCCATATGGTTCACTGAATGATGGATATACAGGTGCAGTTATTAATGGTAGAGGTGCAACGTATAAGAGATCTGAACTATCACGTAGATGGGTTCCTGGTGGCAATGATGGATGGGGTAGGGTTTTCCAGACACCATAAGTCCTATAAATATCCCAGTACTTGACAAGACCGCTGAGATGTGGTACGGTTAGTACAAGTTTGAGACCAGTAAACCTGTTGGCACTATCCGCCACCAGTCCTGCTGGAAATATGTTACTCGCTATGCAGATAGCATAGAAGGAGGCATTACTGGACTCAGGCTTATCAATTAGAGCAATTATCTTTATAAATAGATTGAGTATAAGTCAATCTAACATGTTATTTGATAATTGTTCTAATTCTCAATCTCAAGGTAATATTGGTATGGGTAGGTGTATTGCCTATTATACTGACCTTGGATATACCGTTTGTCTTCCGATGAACGATTGTCAAGAATATGATCTTGTTGTTGAATATCCAGATGGCTTGAAAAAAGTTCAGGTCAAAACTACACGGTATAAAAATCGTCAAGGTAATTATGCTGTGAATCTAAGAACAATGGGAGGTAGTAAATCTGCTTCTAATTGGAAACTTCCTAACAACTATGATATTCTCTGGGCAATCAATGAGCTTGGAGAAATTAAAACTTGGACAAAGGAAGAACTTGGTGACAAACAAAGCATAACAATGATTTTCGGGTAGGTGTCCGAGTGGTTTAAGGAGGGGGTCTGTAAAACCTCTGGCTCTGTCCAACGCTGGTTCAAATCCAGCCCTGCCCATTGACAACACCAATTTTTATTATAAGCGATTGAGTTGTTGTCATGTTGTGCCCAGGAGATTGCCTCTTGAAAGAGAGGTGTACCCCTTTCTCTATTGGGATGTAGAGTTCAATTCAATTTAATGCGTTTTATTTCAACACTTCTCATCGCTTCAACACTTCTTGGATTTACGCCCCAAAAAGCTGAAGCAGCCAGCGGATGTTCAATGGCTTCTCATTATGGCGTAGGTGATGGATATCACGGTCAAACCACCGCCAACGGTGAAAGATACAATGCATATGGTCAAACTGTTGCACATAGATCGTTACCATTTGGTACTAGATTACGAGTGACTAATCAACGAAATGGTAAGTCTGTAATTGTGCGAGTGAATGATAGAGGTCCATATGTCGGAGGACGAGACCTCGACCTGTCCTACGGGGCATTCTCTACTATTGCACACCCAGGACAGGGAGTTGCTAGTGTCTGTTATTCCAGAGTCTAACAGATAAATAATGGGGAGACTTGATTCTCCCCTTCCTCATGAATAAAAAGCAAGTTATTGATTTTGCAATCATAGGGGTTATACTTACTTCACTTGTAGGTTTACTTTCACAATGTACAGGTGTTGAAGAAGAAAAATGGACAGACCTGATTGACGAAATCCAAAGAGAATATTTTCCACAGACCAAATTAAACGACTATATAATAAAAGACGACAAGCTTCTCAAGAGAAGAATCGAGAGAGATGTCGATAAAGCAATCAGAAATTATGAGGACTTGACAGGCGACGATGGACGTGCTACGATACCATCACCACGACGCTCAGAGAAACCAGTTGACACCACCGTGTGCTATACTGATGAGTGTCAAGCACTTGGAGGAGAAATCCGACTCTGTGCTCCATGGGTTCCAGACTGCCCCTTGACAAACCAAGAATAGTCTGCTACACTAAACACATACCTTACGGGGCAGCAGCATGACGGATCATGCACCATCCTTCTAAGATGTAAGATGGGGGTTCAAATCCCTCCTGCCCTGCTTAAAGGATATAAATAAAAAATATATCCTTTAGTTTAATGGACAAAACTTTATTGATTAACTATGTTAATGAAAACATGTCTATTTCTCAAATATCTAAAATAGAAAATAAATCTAAAACTTCTATTAGATATTGGTTAAAGAAATACAATTTAAAAACATGCCACGAATCATTTAAAAATGGTTACACTTCAGAAAAATCATTGCAAAAAATAAATGGAATTCCCATTCAAAATTGTTCAGAATGCAATGTTTCTTTAACTGAAGAAACTGGTTATTTTAGAAAATCCAAAAATATATGGCAATCAAAATGTAAACAGTGTCATAATAAATACACTGCAGATAGATGGAAACAAAGTAAACTACGTGCAGTAGAATATAAAGGTGGTAAATGTGAAAAATGCAATTATGACAAATGCATAGATGCACTAGAATTTCACCATATAGATCCATCTATTAAAGATAAAAATTTTGGAAATTTAAAACTTAGAAAATGGGAAGATCAGCAAAAAGAATTAGATAAATGTATTCTTGTTTGTGCAAATTGTCACCGAGAAATACATTCTAATCTTAGAAGTATCCTTAAAAATTGAATAATTAAGGTATGAACCAATGTACAAAATCAGATGTAAAGATTGCAACATGGAGTTGCAAGTAACTGCTCCAAACAAAGGTCAGTCATGTAAGTGTCCCAATAGAGCTTATATACGACTTGACAACAACGGATTACCTGTTATAGTAGCTGAGGACATCAGCCAAGTTGAAATGGTAAGTGGATTTGTTAAACCAAAACAAAGACAACCCATATACGATCAAGTAGCTGTTCCTAAAAGAAAAGTTAGGAAATTAGATTACGAAGTTCGTTAAGTCATTTGCTCCTTTAGCAATCTGGCGAATGCACCGAACTCATAATTCGGCTAAGGTGGGTTCGATCCCCTCAAGGAGCACTTGACAATCTCAGTATTCTTTGCTATGATTGTCGTATGCCCGAGTGACCCAGCGGAATGAGGTTCTCGACTTAAAATCGAGCAGTCGTGGGTTCAAATCCCACCTCGGGTATTAACGGTAAACTTTTATAAATATTATTAATTAATTGTTTACTGTTATGGCTAAACCAAGAACGTATACAAATGAAGAGTTTGTAATTGCGGTTGAAGAAAGTGGTAGTTTACGTCAAGTTCTTCAAAAACTAAATTTGAGAGAAGCTGGCGGAAATTATCAATGTGCTAAAGATAGGATTAAAAAACTAAATTTGGACACATCTCACTTTCATGGTCAAGGTTGGAATAAAGGAAAAAAACTTCCTAAACGTCAACCAATTGAATCTTATCTTGTAAATGGAAAACTTGTTCAATCAAACAGTTTGAAAAAAAGATTAATTAGCGAAGGTATCAAACATCATAAATGTGAAGAATGTGGAATTACTCATTGGAATGGAAAAATCACTCCAATAGAACTCGACCACATAAATGGTAATCGTTATGATAATCGTTTAGAAAATCTTCGTTTATTATGTCCAAATTGTCATGCACAAACAGATACATATAGAGGTAAAAATAAATCCTCTTTGGGAGTGTGATGTATGGAGCATCGTGGGTCTTATAAGCCCAAGTGGACCAGATTAGTCCCGTGTTAGGGTTCGATTCCCTACACTCCCATTGGAAATCGACGGGTTTCCAAAGAATGTGACAGAATAATTCTTGTGGTTACTCACGGGATAATGTAATAGATTAGGGGTGGTGCCCGCTGTATCGTTGAGAAATCAAAGGTATAGAACTTCTCACCAAGAAGAATCTAGGTACTGGAATACGGTTGTCAGTGTAACCTTCCAGTTGTGGGTATGACAGAATCCCACCATTCACCTCCGAATGTCGCCTAACTTGGTCATGGCACCTGCTTTGGGAGCAGGAATAATCTCGGTTCAAATCCGAGCATTCGGACTTACCGTTAACAGAACTTTTTCTGACGGTATATCGTAGATGAACTGCAAAGTCAGCATACGGATAGAGGTTAGGTCCCTGTATACTACTGGAAATATCTGGGGGTATACACACCTAATCCATCTGGGGAATTAGCTCAGTTGGTAGAGCGCCTGCTTTGCAAGCAGGATGTCAGCGGTTCAAGTCCGCTATTCTCCATTCCCTTTATATTATTACTATGGGAGACTCAGTTAAGTATCAAATTGAAAAGGCTGAACATGCACTTCGTTCTGCATTAGAACTAGGTGCAATGCATGAAGATCCTTATACTCTTCATAGTATTGCAGAAGCTTTACAGAAACTTGGTTACATTATTGCTGTAAACAAAGTTAACGCCCCATCAGATACATTTAATGTAGAAGGTGGTATTCCTTTTGCAACTAACTATAATGATGTAATTACTTTTGGTGGAGATACTAATCTGCCTGAAATTAATTTCACAACCTAAATAAAATCATCTACTCCTCAAGCCTATCTCGGGACGCCGAATGATGCTCAAACAGAGGGGTCACTGCGAATGTGGTGTAGCGGTAACATCCCATCCTTCCAAGTTGGTGTCACGGGTTCGATCCCCGTCATTCGCTTCCCTCACTATTTGAGGTTACTATGTCACTTATCTCTCAAAAAGATAGACAAATGGTTATTGAAGCACTTGAATTCTATATTCAAGATATGCAAAAGAATAACTGTAATGAGGCAGCTATCTATGCCTATAATACGTTACTCAATTGGATTAACTTGGAGTACTTTAAACATGAAGATTAATCTTTGGTATTGCAAAGATATGAATCAGTGGAGATGGACTCTGACTGATAATTCAAGACCAGTACTAAAACAAGAATCTGGACAACAACCAGATTTACGAACAGCAATGAATGATATTGCAAACACAGTTGAATATCTTTTAGATGAAGACTGATTTTATTGGGGTGTAGCTCAGCGGTAGTAGCGGGAAGCTGTTAACTTCTAGGTCGCAGGTTCGATCCCTGCCGCCCCAGTTACCGATAAATACGTGTATCGGTGGATACCAATATGAAATACAAAATCTCTTCAAAGTATTGTTACTATAACAATGAAATTGTTGAGATGTATTTCATTAATAATGTTCCATTTACATTTGAAGAGATTCCTCAGATAATGCAGGATGATCCTTACATTCAAATTGATGCTTCAAATAATGAAGAATACAGCCCAGAGGATTTGTATAAAACTTCATTCTACTTAATTGATGAAGAATGTCATCCTTGTTTGTTTCCAGTGGATTTGGAGAATCCAGAAGATATGCCTGAGTAAACCGCCTCTAAAGCATTCAGTGGCGATGTACCGCTCTTGTAAAGCGGAGAGGACAGTTCGATTCTGTCTGGGGGCTTAGTTAACCTTTTAACTTATCATGTATGAATCTTTAACTGAATTTGAAAGAGCACTTGCTAGATTTGGTGATAAGGTAGATCTTATCGTCGGTCTAGAAGTCGGTAATAAAATTACTGCCGATGAAGCGTATAAACAAATTAAAGATATGATGAAGGATTTAAAAAAACTTCGCAGGCAACACATTAAATCTGGTAAAGACCTTGACAATTTTGAAGTATGACTATTTCACAAGGATTAGTTGAGACTGAAGATGAAGACCCTGGATTTGAGATCACCCATCTATCATTCAGAAAACGAGAATCTTCCCATCTTTATGGTGGGCCAGTAAACTATTACATTGGTAACATTGTATTCCGTTTGACCAACGAAGATGCGAAAGGTCGCATGGAATATATCATGAAGGAGAATGAAACTATTCGTGTAGCAACAAGTGAAGAGTTACTAGACAAGTATTACGATGGACTTCACTTCAAGTTTGATAAAGAAGAAAGAGAAGAAGATGCAGTTGAAGATGAAAATGGAGAAAAGTTCTATCCATTAGAAATTGTCAACAAGCATGGCATCAAAGACGAAGATGTATTCATTCATGGATACCGTCGTAATATTCAACCTCTACATGATTTTATTGAATACAATGAAAAGTTTGATTGTTACAGAATGCACGAATACTTCCAAGACACCCCAGTAGTTCGTGGTATAATCCAGTATCTCCAAGACATGAAAGATGGTAAACCCAATCCAAGTCGCACAGTCTATCATGAGCAGTTTCTCAACACGCTCACAAACCTCTGTTGGTGGTGGGACTAGACACTGCACAAATTGTCATACCGAATACCCTCTTGACAAAGACCACTTCCAGGTGGTAAGATACTTTCGTTCTGGATTTTCCTATTATTGCAACGAATGCAATAAACCAAAACCAAGAGATTAATTATGTTGAAAGACAAGACAATTATTTTTTGTCTCCCTGGTAGAACCTACAGTGGAGATTTTATGATGAGTTTCATTGAATTACTATCATTTGTTGGTAGTCAAGGTGCAAACTTTAAAGTATCTCAGCAATATTCTAGCATGGTAAATTATGCTAGATGTAAATGTGCTGGGGCAGATGTTTCTAGAGGAAAGAATCAAAAACCATTTGGTGGTCTTGAATATGATTACATGATGTGGATTGATTCTGATATTCGTTTTAATACAGAACTGTTCCAGAAACTTGTTGATATGGATAAGGACATTGCATCTGGGTGGTATGCACAACCTGGAGGTGCTTCTTCTGGAGGTTTTTATACTCCAGTTGTTCAGACTATGGATGATGAGTTTTTCAAACAACATGGAACATATCAATTTCTGACAACTGAAGATATGTCCAACAAAACTGATCCACTTAAAGTTGACTACATTGGATTTGGTTGGGTGCTAATTAAACAAGGTGTGTTTGAAAAACTTGAGTATCCTTGGTTCGCTCCTAAAATTATAAATATTGGTGGAGATCTTCAAGACGTTTGTTCGGAAGATGTGGCATTCTGTCATGATGTAAAGAAAGTCGGTATTGACATCTGGCTAGATCCTTCATGTAGAGTTGGCCACGAAAAAACTTTAGTAATTTAATTTTTCAAACTTTAATTTAGGTAAAAAACAATGGCAATTAATTACACTCTTTCAATTGGTAACGTTACCAAAAAGTTCACTGTAGGTGAATTCAATAATGTTATTATAGATGTTAGTGTTGGTGTTAGTGCTTCTTCTACTCCAGAGATTGATGAGGATGGCACTGTAATTACACCTTCATTCTCATATTCATGTGGTGGCACTATTTCTTTTGACACTACGGAACTAGATGCAGAATCATTTGTTGATTTTGAAAATGTAACTAAAGAAACAGTTATTGGATGGCTTCTTGCAAAAGAAGGTGTTGAAACTGTAGAAGAGTTCTCTTACGTTAAGTCTTCAATTGATAATATCCAAGCACGTATTGATGAACTTCAAGAAAAGGTCAGTGTTTCTACTGGTTGGACTGTAACTAATACACCAGAACCTGAAGTAGTAGAAGAAGCACCACAAGAAGAAATTCTTGAAGCTTGATTACTCATAGACACGGATGGTCTATAACAGCACTGGTCGGATGCGTCCCCTAATTCCCATGGAAAAAACAACCTACTGCTCTCTCAAGTTATTGAATGTCTGTGACGAAATACAAAGTGTAATAACAACATTAAAGCAAATTGAAGATCGTTTAGATCTAAACAATTATATTAAAATGCACGAGACAATTCAAAAACTTGAAGAGCATAAGAAATACATTTGGCAAATCTATAAAGATATAAATGTCTCGGAATGACTTAAAAACTTGCCCTGGTGGAGTCAATTGACCCAAAGTGTAGTAACATGAAAAAGAAAACCTTTAATAAGTTAATTCAAAAACCTTTGCGATTTCATCATCAAGATATCCACGAGGAACTTGATGCGATTAAAGCAGATTTAGACTTGATTAAATCACTTCTACTTCAACTTAATACCCCGCAGGATAAGGGTTAAGCCTGCTGGTGCGGATGAAGAGTTTTTACTCTGCCGAGTTTCTAGTTTTCTCGTAATCAAAACTGGTGGCGAGCCTGCAATTTGGGGGTTGACAACCCCCTCAACTCCTGCTATGCTAGGATTTCATGGAAGTGAAGCCAACTGGAACGGCAAGGAGACAATCCATACAGTAGTTGGTTCGATTCCAACCACTTCCAAAGTATAAATAAAATCTGTAGTTAATCATTAAAAAATTATGATGATTCGTTCATTTATTGCTGCTAGTGTTCTTGCAACCTCTGCGGTTGCTCCTGCAATGGCACAAGTCACCAGTGTAACTCAACTGCGTGATGTTCAACCCACCGAATGGTCATACCAGGCTATTTCTAACCTAGTATCCCGCTATGGTTGTGTTGCTGGTTTTCCTGATGGCACTTTCCGTCCTGGTGAACCTGCTACTCGTGCTCAACTAGCTGCACTGACTAGTGCTTGCCTAGATCGTATCAGTGAGTTTCAGTCTGCTGCAGATGCACAACTAGCTGCTGCTCTACGTGCAGAATTTGCTAAGGAACTCGGTGCAACTAATGCCCGTGTATCTGCTCTAGAACTAGTTGCTGCTCAAAAAGCACAAGGCGTTGGCAACTATCTAGGTGCTGGTGTTCTTCTGAATCAGCAAGGTATTGCTGGTAATGGTTATGACGCTGAGCGTACTGTCTCTGGTGGCACTGTTCAGGCACGTTATGCTGTAAAGACCTTCAAGAATCAGAATGCTGTTTCTGTTCGTCCTTACGCTAACTTCGTTGGCAGTCCTGCTGGTGAAATAGGTGCTGGTGGTGGTGCTCTAGTATCTTATGATTGGAGTATCTCAAAAGCTGCTTCTGGTGTAAGCCGTGCTAACATCTACACTGGTGTTGGTTATCAGATTCCTTTCGTGAACAACACTGCGGCTAACTTCCAATCTGCTGTTGGTGAGAAGGGTCAGGTTGTTCTTGCACTTGGCGTCGAAGGTCGTCTGACCAACTCTCTCGTTGGTTTTGCTGATCTAAAGTTCCCCACTACCACTGCTGCTAATAGCTATGGTGTAACTGGTGGAACCTATTCTCCAGTATTTACTACTGGTCTAGGTTTCAAGTTCTGATTCTATGACAATCGGGGGTTGACAAAACCCCCTTTTTCATATATACTATTGTTGTAAATCTTAATAAATTGAATGACTGTAACAACTAATGATCGTGGTCAACAAAACATGTGGGCCAAAGAGCCTGCTATGTATTATGAAAACTACGGGATGTATTCACCGTCGGAAGTAAAGGAACTGACTAATGGACGCTGGGCTATGCTCGGAATTATTGCTGGGTTTATTTCTTATTCTATCACAGGTAATCTATTCTTCGGAATCTTTTGAGGTAAAAACTATGGATAAAATCTTCACAGAAAAAGCAGAACGCTGGAATGGTCGTCTAGCTATGATTGGATTCGTAGCTGCTGTAGGTGCATATCTCGCTACTGGTCAAGTAATTCCAGGAGTATGGTGAAATGGGAGAAGTAATTTTCACGATTACTAGTATCTCATTTCTAGTTCTCTTGTTTTATTCAGTAGAGAAACTTTCAGATACATTTTAATAAATACAGGAGGTTCTATACCTCCTTTTTTTATGACTATACAACTCACTGATGCGGCTAAGTATACTAAAGGATATATGCATCAATTAGATGCATGGGAATATTTACAACAACATACTTCACCAGATGTACTGGAGGAGTTTGCTAAAAGATTTAGAAACGAATATAAACAAGAACAGAATGATATCGTACCAAAGTGTGGTTTGGATTTAATCAAGGAATTTGAAGGATGTCATTTGAGTGCTTATTATGATCCACTTACTGGTGGACTTCCTATTACGATTGGTTGGGGAAGTACCAAAGATTTAAATGGAAAACCATTTAAAATTACAGATAAGATTACTCAGGCACAAGCTGAAGAACTTTTTGAGTATCAAGTTAGAAATCAATTTATTCCACCACTTACTAAGATTCCATATTGGAATGAAATGAATAATGAGATGAGAGGAGCCTTACTTTCATTTGCATATAATCTAGGAGCAAATTTTTATGGCTCTTCTGGTTTTGCTACAATAACAAAAGTCTTGAAAGAAAAGTCATGGCATCTTGTTCCTGAAGCACTTTATCGTTATCGTAATCCAGGTACAAATGTAGAGAAAGGATTAGCTCGTCGTCGCAGGGCAGAAGGAGCTTTATGGGATAAGGGGTTATCTAAGATTAAATAATTTCCTTCCTCGTTTAGCTGGTCTACGAATAAAACGAACAACCTCAGCCGATAATTTTTTCGGCTGAGGTCTTCTATTTTCTAACATCATTCCATCATTAGTTAATAATCTAGCTATGATGAGTAGTTCAATGATTACTGCTTTGGTCATTGTTCTCTAGGTAGTCTAACATCATAATATAAATTATGAAACTTAGTGTACCCAATAATACTATTCCGAGTCCTATTGAAACTCCCCATGGAAAATCATTCATCTTCTTTTCTCTTTTTTAAGTCTGCTTTAAGTGCAATGATAGTTGCAAGTAAAGACATTAAAGTTTGAATAGACTCTGAAGTGTTATCATCACATTTACTGGGAGGTTTTTCTCCACTTAAACTAAATGCCTTAACCAGATACAGGTAATGTAAACTAGACATTACTTTAAAATTACAAATTACATAGTTTGTAAATGTCATTCCTACAATAGATGCAGCAACAAATGCAACTAGTGCGGGTACAATGTTATCTAATGTAGGAAATTTAAATTTCATTATTATCCGTATAATCTAGGTTGTCTTGGATAAACTTGACCAGATACTTTTCGTTCACCTTTAATTTCTTCAATTTGTCCAGATGCAGGTCTAGTATTTTTTACTGCCAAAGTTAAATTTGGACTTCCTTTTTGAGCTGTAAAGTCAAGAAATGATCCCGCTTCTTCTGCTTCACTAAGGTTTAAATTTATACCAAAGTTAAAAGTTAACTCATCCGATATTTGAGTGTCTTTTAAATATTTTGTGGCATCACTTTGAGTAAATCTATTTTTTCCACTTGCAGCTAATGCTATTGCACCAGCTACTTGAGGAGATGCCATACTAGTTCCATTGATTGGGTATATATAATTACCTTCGCTATACTTAGGGTCTGAAAGACCAGTGTTATTAAATGTAGATATTATATTTTCTCCTGGAGCAAATATGTCTACACCTGGACCATAATTTGAAAAGGTAGCTTGATAAAAATTTCTAAAATATCCTAATGCACCAACTACAATTGATCCACTGTCTGGAGTATTTGGCCAAGCTCCTCTATTATAATATATTAATGGTCCATCTATTAATTTAATTTGATTGTTCCAGTCTTGATCAGTTGGGCCGTTAGCTAGCATTAAATGGTCATTTCCAGCCGAACCAATTACAACTATACCATCTTCTATTGCTTGAAGTACATCGGAAACAATCGGAACATAATAGCTTGGATAATTAGAAATGCCAAATCTTATCCCAAAATCATTTTGGACACCATCTTCAGTCCATCCACTTGGTCCAGCATTTAAGCTATTATAAGTATTATCTCTCCAGATAATATATTCTATTTTATCTATAGTTAAATTTCCATCTGGTATTTCAATTACTCCTCCATAACTATGATTACTTATAGTTGGATTTCTTTTTCCTGTTTCTGGATTTATTGGTTTAGTTCTGTGGAATGCTCTTAAATAATCAAATCTTAATGTTGCTGGTACTACTTGACCAGATACATATGGAACTCCTTCCACACCAGACATACTATAAATATTTGCTTCTCTTGCCCAACCATAATACTGCCCTGCTACAGTGCCAGTTACATGATTTCCATGAAATGAAGGATTAGATGCATTTGTATGATATTCAATATATCCAGTTGGAAGTGTAGTAAAATCATCATCTAAATTTTCAGAATTTATATATGAATTTAATTCATTGAACCATTGATATTCAACAAATCTTGTTTGATTCGTTGTTGGGCTATACCATTCTTCGCATTCTTTTGAAACTGTGTTATCTACAATTACTACATCTACATGTTTTCCATCATTATAAATTTGCACAGTATCAGTTACACTTTCTATAATATTTTCGTTTTCAGATCCACCTGAATATCCCCATGTACCTTTTCTCCTCTGTACCTCAGTTCCTGCACAATGTAAATGACCCCATTGAAAATCTGATGAACCTAGTTCAATTGGTGCAATGCTATCCGCTTTCCAAAATACTCCGTTTAATGTATATGGAGTATTATTTACTATTGCAGATGGGGCATCTTTTAATTCAGTTAATAAAGTAACTTCCCATATTCTAGGATCCTGACGAAGTTCTTTCGCTTGATCTTCGGTCATCCAATAATGAGTATTTCTACTTATTGGTCTTTTTAAGGAAAGTTTAAATCCATTCCTTTCCATATCATTATAAAATTGTTCAAGGTCTTCACTTTTGTATAGAGTAACAATATAAATTTGTTCTTCCATGTTATGCGGTTGCCTCTAGTTTAACGTAAGTAATCTTTACTGTAATGGTTTTGGATTGTGATAGGTTGGTATTAAATACCTTTACGTATACTTTAGATGCATTTACTCCGTCTTCATTGTTCCATCCAATAGTTCCTGGGGTTATTGTTTGTATTTGATTTGTATTAGTAGTAATTACTTCAGCAATAACTCCAGATCCTGGTGTTGGATCTGTAAATTGATTTCTACTCGCATCATTAGTTCTAGCTTGAGCACTAATGTATAAAACTACCCATGCTGGTTCACTTACTTCAATTTTCAATAACGCATAACATGGAGCAACTGGATTCAGTTCAACATATGATGATGAGTTTGCATTAACTGAAACTGATGCTTGTGAAACTTGTCTAACCGATAATCCAGATGTGGTGGAGTTTATCCACTTTCCATTTAGATACTTTAATGTTTGATCATTGGATGGATTTGTAATTTCAGTTGATCCTAGATATCCTTGAGTTGCATGATTATCCCAACCATATGCAGTATTCCAGTTTGTTATGTTGGTTGATGTAATACCTGAAGCTGGAGATGCAGTAAATACTGGATCTGTTTCGGCTAAATTTTTCCATTGGCCATTATCATATTTCAATACTTGTCCATTTGATGGACTAGATATAGTCACATCATTATGAAAATCTATACTTCCATATGCAGCAGTGTATGCATCATTCCAACTAGTTACATTTGCAGTTGAAATTGAAAATGCTGGTGATGCAGTAAATACTGGATCTGATTCAGTTTGCCATTTGACTCCGCTGGCAGTCTTTGTTAAAACTTGCCCGTTAGAACCAGAACCAGTTCCATCATAAATTCCATTGCCAGAAAGATTTAAATTATCTCCTGACTTTAATTCTTCCAGTTTGGAATTAGTCTGATTTAAAATTAATGGATAGCGATCAGCCATTATTATATGTACTTTTTAGTTATTTATGTATTATTTTTCCATGGGGGTTGACAAAATTTGGAGGGGGTGCTATGATAAATACATGTTAGGAAATGGAAACATTTCTTAATACATTTTTACAAACTTTTACGTCTTTTTAGAACTATGACTGCATCCATCGCTCAACAGCGTGGAAGTAACACTTGGGAACAGTTCTGCGAGTGGGTGACTTCTACCAACAATCGTCTTTACGTCGGTTGGTTCGGAACCCTAATGATTCCAACACTTCTCGCTGCTACTATCTGTTTCATTGTTGCTTTTATCGCTGCCCCTCCCGTCGATATTGACGGCATTCGTGAACCCGTTGCTGGTTCTCTAATGTACGGTAATAACATCATTTCTGGTGCTGTTGTTCCTTCTTCCAATGCTATTGGACTTCACTTCTATCCCATCTGGGAAGCTGCTTCTCTTGATGAGTGGCTATATAATGGTGGACCTTTTCAATTGGTCGTCTTCCATTTTCTAATTGGTATCTATGCCTACATGGGTCGTGAATGGGAATTGTCTTACCGACTGGGTATGCGTCCTTGGATTTGTGTTGCCTACTCTGCACCCGTTGCTGCTGCTTCTGCAGTGTTCTTGGTCTATCCCTTCGGTCAGGGATCCTTCTCTGATGCGATGCCTCTGGGGATTTCGGGAACTTTCAACTACATGCTTGTTTTCCAGGCAGAACACAACATTCTTATGCATCCTTTCCACATGTTGGGAGTTGCTGGTGTCTTCGGTGGTTCTCTTTTCTCTGCTATGCATGGATCTCTTGTCACCTCTTCTCTTGTACGTGAGACAACAGAAACTGAGTCACAGAACTACGGTTACAAGTTCGGACAAGAAGAAGAAACATACAACATCGTAGCTGCTCACGGTTATTTTGGTCGCCTTATTTTTCAATATGCTTCCTTCAATAACTCACGTTCACTGCACTTCTTCCTGGCTGCCTGGCCTGTAGTTGGCATCTGGTTTGCTGCTCTTGGTGTTAGCACCATGGCTTTTAACTTGAACGGTCTGAATTTCAACCAGAGTATTCTTGATCATCAAGGACACGCAATTAATACCTGGGCGGATATTCTCAACCGTGCTAATCTCGGTTTTGAGGTGGTTCACGAAAGGAACGCACATAACTTTCCTTTAGATTTGGCATCAGCAGAAACAACTCCTGTTGCTTTGACTGCACCAACTATCGGTTGATAAAATATGAGACCCATATAGGGTCTCTTTTTTTATAAATAAGATTTGAAAATACGCATTACAATTATGAAAATTTGCACAAAATGTAATAAATCTTTATCGGAAAATTGCTTTCATAAAAGAACATATTCTTCTGGTAATGTCGGGTATCAACACAAATGTAAAAAGTGTTCTAGTGCAGAACGAAGGAAATATTACAAACCGCATGAATTTATGCGTAGAAAATTTAAACTTACAGAAGAACAATATGATGACTTAATGAAGAATGAGAACTGTCAGATATGTAATGTGGAACTAACAAAGAAGTGTATAGACCACTGCCACTCTACAAATAAGATACGAGGAGTTTTATGCAACAACTGCAATACCGCACTGGGTCTTGTGGGAGACAACATAAACATTCTCCAATCAATGATTGAGTATCTCGCTGCTACTGATGCAACTCCTGTTGCTCTTCCTGCACCTACAAAATAATCAATAAATACCTACAAGTCGCAAGCACTTATGGGACCTCTCCAGTCGCCTCAAGAATACTTGTTCAATCTTCACGCAACAAGCCAATCGGAAGCAAAAAGATTATGGAGAAAACAAATAAAAGAAAGTTGGGATCATAAATGTGCTTATTGTGGATCCGAAGATGATTTAACTTTAGATCATGTTGTACCACAATCAAAAGGTGGATTGGATATTACAAGAAACGTGGTGTGTTGTTGTAAATCCTGTAACCAATCCAAAGGTCATGATCACTGGAAGTTGTGGTATGTTCAGCAAGATTTTTATTGTGAAGAAAAATTTGATCTCATAGAAGAGTGGATGAAGCCACCTAGACCCACCAATCTGTATGCATATCGCCCAAGAAGAAATATCATATAATATTTGCCGCTGCCCCCCCCTTGACAACTCCCACAACCTATGCTATGATACTGGGGCAACCCAAGCATACTTCAATTTCCATGAAAGACTATCAGAATCTAGTTGTTCTACACAATGGTGAATATTATAGGAAAAATGTCACCACTTCTAAAACTGCCGAGCAACAAGGAGAATTTCTTTGGAATACCACTCCTAATGTTTCAGTTGTTGAAATTCGTGAACATAATGATGACGAAAATTGGGGAGAAGATTATTACATCCGAAATCTATGAGTGCTGAAATTTTTGATGAATTGATACTAAAAACATGTGTCTACTGTAGTGAAGAGAAAAGACTTTCTGACTTTCCTGGTCACCGTGGACACAAAGATCGTCATGATACTCGATGCAGAAAATGCATCAGTGAACAAAACAAGTTGCGGTATCGCCTGAAAAAAACTGCACCACCAAAACCAGAAGTTTGTGATTTATGTGGAAACAAGCCACCACACAACAAAAAGATTGTTCTGGATCATTGTCATGAGACTGGAAAATTTCGGGGATGGATTTGTGATCCATGTAATGTTGGATTAGGAAATCTTGGAGATAATCTTGGTGGCCTATATAAGGCAGTAGAGTACTTAAAAACAAGAAGTTAAATTATGGAAGATCAAATTATTGATGTGGAATCAACTGAAGTAGTTGAAGAAGAAACAGTTCTAACTCCAGAACTTAGCTTAAATGAAGATAAAATTAAATCACATGCTGAGATGAGAAAAGATTTAGAACACTTAAATCAACTAAACAAAAAATTAAAAAAAATTAAACGCTACATGAAGAGTCCTATTTACACTGTAAGGCAAATGGATTCTAAATCTTGATATATAATAAGTAACTTTTAGTTACTTTTTTGGAAGGTCAATCCGATTGGCGACGGAACCGCTCTTGAAAAGCGTTGAGGTGTTAAAGCCCTTGGGAGTTCGACTCTCCCACCTTCCGCTGTCCGTTATTACTTTATGGATGAAAACTTTTACAAAGAATTTTGTGAACGGATTCAACACAGCATACAAATTTCTGTCAAGCATGGGCATAACGAGTATGCACTTGGGTTGAAAAAATCAATTATGATTATTAATGATTTGAAACAAAAGTATCAAGATGAGACTAAATAGTATCACTTTACCCCCGAGATTAATATGAAACAGTGTCCTGCCTGTGGAGTAATTATTGATGGGGATCTTGCTAAGTTTTCATTTGGAAAACCTGGAGATCTAAATTACTTGGCACAACGAGTATGTCAATATCGTAAAGTAGACTCCCCATGTATTAATCCATGTTATGATACTGAACGTGATTATCCACCAGGATACGATGAATTACAACTACCATTTAACTAATTATGAACACTGAAACAGAAGAACTTCAAATTGAATTGGATGATGAGACTGCTGCAATTGCAGAAGCACTTGCCAAAGAAAAAGGTGTTTCTGTAGAAGATTTATTACAGCAACTTCTTTCTGATGCAATTGAAAGTGGGTATTTTGATGCTCCAGAAAATGTAACTACGGATGATCCGCTGGTATAATGCAGTTATACTTTATTTTATTTGCAATGGTGTTTACTTATGTTTGTGTGAGTGATCCAAATGTTTTGGATTGGATAAACATTAAAGTAAATCATTTATGGGTAGATTTGCAACTGAGGTATATTAGATTTAAGTGGATGTTTAAAAAATTTTAGTTCGCAGGGGGTCTTGACAGACCCCCTTTTTTCTGCTATGATATGGGAGCAATTCGACAACGGCTATGCAGGTTACGATTTACAGTAAAGATAATTGCTCCTATTGTGAGAAAATTAAAACAATATTCAAATTGATTGATATGAATTTTGTTGAATACAAACTCGATGATAATTTTACTAAGGAAAACTTTATTGCTGAATTTGGAGAGAACTCTACATTCCCACGAGTGTTGATTGATGGTAAATTAATTGGAGGATCTTCCGAAACTATTGCTTACCTGAAGGAGCAGAATCTACTATGAGTGAAATCGCAGCTTTCATTGATACAGTAATTGACAACTTTGTTGTTACTCGTAAAAAGCCCAAAGCTAATTTTATCCAGTTTTTAAGATCTCAAGATGTTGATCGTAGAACTATTAATGATTTTGTAGAAAACAAAATTCATTTTGTGACTGAACAAATTGATGAGTTAACACTTGCACTAGATGGTGAAGATCCAGTAGTAAAGGAAGGGTATTCCAACTTTCGTCGCCCAGAACTCAGAGATTTTAAAGAACTTTTAGATCAAATTATAGACGACATTTACGAGTATAAAAATGCCAAAAAGATTACTCGCAAAAAGAAAAAGGTCACTCCAGAAAAACTAGTACGATTTGTTACTTTGTATGATAAAGAATTAGTTCTAGATGGCACCACATATAAACCACGTCCAGCTACAGAAATTATAGGTGCTAAACATATCTTCCTATACAATGTAGAAAAACGTGAGCTATGTTACTATACTGGAAGGTCTTTATCAGTTCGTCGTACTGTGGTTGATGGATATGATCCAGATAAATCTTGGATCCGAACTCTAAGAAAACCAGAACAATTTTTGTCTGAGGTAATTGCATCTACTAAATTCAATGTGGAAAGCATTGGTAGTCACCTGACAACTAAACCAAAACCTGCCTCTGGTAGAATGAGTGCAAAACACATTCTAATCAAAGTTATTACATGACAGAAAAGTTACTAAATAAAAATGTAAGAGCAATGATAAGTGGGAGGAAAAAAGACTTGCAAAAGCCTGACTTCCACTTCGATAAACTAGTTTCCATATTTAAAAGGAACTACAGAGTGGAAGTCAAAATCTTTATAGAAGATATACAAGACTAACACTCAAAGGGAAGAGAACCATGACAAATCTATTACTTTTGCTCACTGTATTTGCAGTAGGCTTTGTTCTAATAGGATTATCATTTTTAGTTGGTATGGTTTTTGGATGGTTCGCAAATGAATATTTTAATCCAATTTCCAATCATGCATCTGGTCATCCAGAAATGTATGATGAAAATGGAAACTATATTACCGAAGAATTGATTGCTGTACGTTTTGAAGACGAGGAAGACGAAGACGAAGAGGATTAATTTATGATACTGGTCGATATGAATCAGTGCATGATTAGTAATTTGATGATGCAAACCAGAATCAGTGACGGGCTAGATGAAAATATGGTTCGTCACATGGTTCTCACATCTCTCAAATCATACAAAAAGAAATTTCATGCCGAGTATGGCAATCTAGTTCTTTGTTACGATAGCAAACACTATTGGAGAAAGGAGTACTTCCCATACTATAAACAAAATAGAAAAAAAGACAGAGAAAAATCATCATTTGATTGGAGTCAAATTTTTGATATTCTCAATAAAATACGTGATGAAATTCGTGACAATTTTCCATACGTTGTTATGGAAGTGTATGGAGCAGAAGCTGACGATATAATTGCAGCATTATCTAAATTTGTTTCCATACAAAATATTCAAAAACAAAAGCAAAATCTATCTCCTGAAAAAGTTTTAATTCTATCTGGAGACAAGGACTTTATTCAATTACTAAAGTATCCTTGTGTATCTCAGTACAACCCAACCCAAAAGAAGTATGTCAACGGTGACATAAATCCAAAACTTTACATCAAAGAACATGTAATCAAGGGAGATAGGTCTGATGGCATTCCTAACTTTTTATCTGCTTCTGATACTTTTGTCACTGGTAAAAGACAAAAACCAATTAGTAAGAAGAATATTGCTAAATGGATTCATTCCGAACCAGAGGCATATTGCACTGAAGAACAATTATCGAACTACCATCGAAATTTAAAATTAATTGATCTCACAAAAATACCATCTGAAATAGAGGATAAAATTATTGCTGAATTTAATCTGTTAAATAGTAGTAAACTTAACAAGGTTTCGATGAATTATTTCATTGAAAATAGACTAGTCTCATTATTAAATGAATTGGAGGATTTTTAACTCATGGCTGAACTACCAGTAGAAAGACTTTTGCTTTCTGAAGTATTGCAAAAAGTTTCCAACGCAAAAACAAAAAAAGAAAAGATTGACTTACTGCACAAGTATAAGACCGCAGCACTGCAATCAATTCTAATTTGGAATTTCGATGAGAGTGTAATTAGTCTTCTCCCCGAAGGAGATGTTCCATATACTCCAAACGAAGCTCCAGTAGATACAGAGCATACTCGTCTACTTCACCAATACAGAATCCTATACAATTTTGTGAAGGGTGGTAATGACGGTCTCGCAAATAACAAGCGAGAGACTATGTTCATTCAGTTACTAGAAGGACTTCATCAAGATGAAGCAAAAGTGCTTTGTATGGTGAAGGACAAAACTCTAGGTAAAAAATACAAGATTACCAGGGCATGTGTAGAAGAAGCATATCCTGAAATCAAGTGGGGAAATAGGTCGTGACATGTGTAAAGTTGTACATCAAGACTGTAGTAAAGAACTAGCAAAAGATAAGTCTTTGCCGCTGAACTCCTACCTTGTAACCTATGCGGTTGACAACCAGGAGAAATATGATATAGTAGTGTGTAACAAGCGGGCTCAGATCTTCGACATGTACTGGGATCAGTATCGGGAAGGTCTGAAAAACATTTGTTGGACAGATGGAAAAGTAAACCCCAAGCTATGGGGAGTTGAACCAAAGCAACCCAAAAAGAAAAAGTAATTATGAGCCAAGTTTATTTGATTTCATTGAGTCAAGGTGCAGGAAAACTGGAAGGCAAGAATGCACAAGAAGTAATCACTTATACTGCTAGGGTAAGTAATCCAGCCAATCAAGAAAATTTTGATACTGCTGCTGGTCTCCTTAAATATTGTATTCGTGAAGGTCATTGGTCTATTTTTGAACAAGCAGATATGACTCTGGAGATTAATACTACTAGAGGAATTGCAGCTCAGATACTTCGACATAGGAGCTTTACATTTCAGGAATTTTCACAACGGTATGCAGATACCAAGCTTCTTTCCGATAAACCACTAATTCCAGATCTTCGCAGACAAGACAGCAAGAATCGTCAAAACTCTATTGATGATTTCGGTATTTATGTTAAACTCAAGATGCAAGGAGAAATCCAAGAACATTTTGAGAAGAGTCAGCAACTTTATAACAGATTACTTGATCAGGGCGTTGCCAAGGAATGTGCAAGGTTTGTGCTTCCACTAGCAACACCCACAAGGATCTACATGAAAGGTTCTGCAAGGTCATGGATTCATTACATTAATCTTCGTGAAAAGAATGGAACTCAACAAGAGCATATGGACATTGCAAAAGAATGTAAAGAAGTATTCAAGACTGCATTTCCAGATGTAGCAACTGCACTAGAATGGTAATTAAGTTTAGTATATTGGAGGTATAAATTGCCAACGTATAAATTCCGAGACAATAACACTGGTGAGATTTTTGAGAAATGGATGTACATGGCGGATAGAGAACCGTATCTGAAAGAGAATCCTCATATCACACAGGTTCCTACTGGAATGTCTTCTATTAGTGAAGTTGGGGACTGGAAAAATTCTAAAGTTCCTGGCTCATTCAAAGACGTTCTAGGTCGCATTAAAAAATCCTATCCAAATTCCACTTTTGAAGTATGACAAGTTCCCGTAGAAAGAAGTCCGAATCATCATTTGCAGATATGTCTGCTAGAAAAATGAAGCGTAGAAAGCCTATTGATAGTGAGCACATGGTTGATATTCAACCATTGACTCCAGCACAAGAAAAAGTTTTTGAAGAGTATTCAAAAGAAAAAAATCTATTCTTGTATGGAGCAGCGGGAACAGGTAAAACTTTTATCAGTTTATATCTTGCACTCAAAGATGTACTGAATGATAAGACTCCATATGAAAAAGTTTATATGGTTCGTTCTCTAGTTTCCACTAGGGAGATTGGTTTTCTTCCTGGAGATCATGAAGATAAGTCTTCACTGTACCAAATTCCATACAAGAATATGGTAAAGTATATGTTTGAGATGCCAGATGATGCTTCCTTTGAAGCTCTATATGGTAATCTAAAAGGCCAAGGAACAGTTAGTTTCTGGAGTACATCATTCATTAGAGGCACAACCTTAGATGATTGTATCATCATTGTGGATGAAAGTCAGAACCTAAACTTCCATGAATTAGATTCTATTATCACTCGTGTTGGACAGAATTCTAAAATTATTTTCTGCGGTGATGTTCAACAAACTGATCTACTCAAAACCAATGAACGAAATGGTATTCTTAATTTTATGAGCATTCTTCAAACCATGGAAGAGTTTTCTATGGTAGAATTTGGAATTGAAGATATTGTTCGTTCTGGTTTGATCAGAAGTTATCTAATTAGTAAACTGAATTTGGGTTTTTGATGTGTTCATACATTTAAATAATGCTCCACTGATTGATCTAGAAGCAGCAACAACCGATAAAGGAAGGTTTTATGTTACCCCAGAAGGAAACAAATATCCTTCCGTTACAACTGTCATTGGTGCCAAATCAAAGGAATCAATTTTAAAGTGGAGGAAACGTGTAGGTGAAGCAGAAGCAAATCGAATTTCTTCTAGAGCAGCATCCAGGGGAACAAATCTTCATCTAATGAATGAAGATTACCTAAATAATATATTCAATGAAGAGAAGTATAAAGACAAAGTACTTCCTCTATTCATGTTTAAGCACTTGAAACCCTTCCTGAACAAAATCAATAATATCCATGTCCTAGAAGGTGCTTTATATAGCGACAAATTAAAACTTGCTGGAAGAGTTGATTGTATTGCAGAATATGAAAATGAGCTGGCAATTATAGACTTCAAATCTTCCACCGAACCAAAGAAACGAGACTGGATTGAAAATTACATTGCACAGGAATGTGCATATGCAATGATGTATTATGAACGTACTGGAATCAAAGTAAAGAAACTCGTCACGTTAATCGCCTGTGAAGATGGAGAAATTCAAGTCTTCCAGGAGTACGACATCATGAAATACATGAAAGTACTAATGGAATACATCAAAGCCTATGAAGAACAACGAACTAGATGAATTATTTGAAGACAAATTTATGACAGCATCCAAATTTTCCATGGAAGTAGAAGAGATCGTTAAGTCTAACCAAGGCGGTCTCAACTACATTGATGCAGTATTAGTATACTGCGAAGAGAACGAAATTGAATTAGAGAATGTTTCTAAACTAATCTCAAAACCCTTGAAGGAAAAACTTAAGGTTGATGCTCAGCGTATGAACTTTATGAAACGAACTTCTCGTGCAAGACTTCCTCTATGAATGGATTTGAAGTTTATAAACTTTATCTTGCAATAAAATTACACTTCACCTCAGATAGTTACAACTATTTTACCTTTAACGGGAAAACAAGAACTACCCTTCAATCTTTTGAAAAACGAAGGGACAAATATTTTTTTAAAAAGCTCGGCACAAAATTTAATCAAGAAGAATTAATACAGTATTTTGTATCACATTTTGTGCAGAATGAAGATGCTTGGATTGGAGACATTTACAAATTACAGAATACTTCTATATACACCGAGTGGTTGGGGAAGATTCAAAGTATGAGTTTTGTATTTATGAATGATGTAAATATTTTACTCAATGATAATAACTTTGAAGACATATTTAAAGTTACTTCTACCCACCCTCCTTTATTGAAGAAGTATCTATCCAATTCAATATCTTTAGAAACTTTGGTTATTCTTAATCAATTATTAAACTACATCAAAGATTTTGATGCTACTATTGTCGATCCTGTTGTTTGGCCAGGAGTAAAGAAACGAGTAGTGAAATACGAACCATTCCTTTCTATCGACAAACCTAAATATAAGCAGATACTTTTGTCTAAGGTTACTAGCTAATGTCTTTCTTTGAGCAAGAATTAATTCGTGATGAAGTAGAAGAGATGTCATCTTTGTATCAAGAAATTGCCACATTGATGTATGGTCCTTATGGAAGATCGGAAGAGAACCGTAAGGAATGTCTAGATAAATTAGAAAGACTGGTTGAACTCCAAGAATTACTTTACTTCAGAGCGAAGTATTCCAGTGACAGAGAAGCTGAAGAATTTGTAGAAATGATTCGCACCTCTGCCACATTTCTTGGAATTCCTTCTAATGTCGATGTGTCACAAATCTTCATCCAGATGAGAGAGGACATCGCCACCGCCAAAGAGGGACTTGACAAATCTATCTGAACCTGCTACCATGGTCTCATGGGTTCGGGTTCACAAGCCAAATCCAAACAATCCAACAAATACGGAGAATCCACATGTCTTTTGCAACACTAAAGCGTAACTCAGGTAATTCCTTTGATAAACTGACCCAAGAAATCGAAAAGATGTCCACTACAGAAGGTGGTGGTGACGATAGGTTCTGGAAGCCTGAGATGGACAAGTCAGGCAATGGTTACGCTGTAATTCGATTCCTACCCGCACCCGAAGGTGAAGATGTGCCTTGGGCAAAGGTATGGAGCCATGCCTTCCAGGGTCCTGGTGGCTGGTACATCGAAAACTCACTAACTACTCTCAACAAGAAAGATCCTGTAGGTGATCTCAACCGTCAGCTTTGGAACAGTGGTAGTGAGAAAGACAAAGAAATTGCTCGCAAGCAAAAACGTAAGCTATCATACTACACCAACATCTACGTAGTAAAGGATCCTGCCCACCCAGAAAACGAAGGCAAGGTATTCCTCTATAAGTTCGGCAAGAAAATCTTCGACAAGATTACCGAAGCCATGCAACCTGCATTTGCAGATGAAACTCCTATCAATCCATTTGACTTTTGGACTGGTGCCGATTTCAAACTAAAGCTTCGTAAAGTTGAAGGTTACTGGAACTATGACAAGTCTGAGTTCTCTAGCCCTGGAACACTAGGTAGTTTTGATGATGATCAACTAGAGCAGATCTATTCAAAGACTCATAGCCTAGCTCAGTTTTCAGCCGAAGAAAACTTCAAGAGCTATGAAGAACTCCAGAAGCGTCTAACTGATGTTCTGAATTCTCGTCCAGCTCCACGTATTGATTATGAAACACAGGAAGATGAAGAACAGACTACAGTAGAATCCTTTGCTGCTAGTGCTGCACCTTCCTTTTCCTCACGATCAACCAGTAGTGATGACGATGAAGATGATACATTATCATATTTTGCAAGACTTGCCGAGGAAGACTGATAATACTAAGGGGGGTCTATGACCTCCTTTTTTTATAGCTCAGTTTCTGAAAATCTAATTCCAGCAGAATCAATTTTGTATTCTGTATCGTATGCAAACAGAGAATTAATCTCTTCTTCCATAGTGGTCAAGAATGATGGTCGAATTAAAAATATTTCTTTTTTCTTTTCATTCTCTCTGTATTCAAATTCTCTATTGGTAATTGGAGTCATAACTTGATCACCAGTCAATAGAGTTCCATTGGGTTGGCGGAACGAATATACTGGATAATAGCCAGTGACTTGTTGATCTGTTGTATCTTGATTATATTCTATAATTACTCCACCATTCAACACTAAATTATTTCCTTCATAAATTTCTTTAGTTTCCCAAAAACGAATTTTATCTTGATCATCTCCATATTTTCTGTCAATTGATTGATCTAATTCATAATCGGATAACGGCCAATCATTAGTTAGATCAATAATATTATTAATCAATAGTATAGTCCAGTACCAATCTGGAGAGCCATATGTTTTGTTGGAAATTTGCTCTGGAGTTTCTCCTTGTTGAATAGTATATCTGGTTGATGCTACATATAAAGCGTTTATGTTATCTCTAAATCTAACTCTACGGAATAAATTTTTTGATATCTTTAAGCCACTTTTATATGGATAATAGAAATTTGGTTGTGCATCAAAGAACATTTTTAGTATCCTCCTTGTTGTACAACATCATCTGCAGTAATGATTTCAGTTTCTGCAAATGTCATAGTGACATTATATGCAACTGGTGCAGGACCACTTAACCCCACGCCACTAGTATTGATATGGGTTGCCCATACATTGTCTGGAGTATAATTAACTTGAATATTTTTTAATACACAAGGTTTAATTTTTGGAAGTGATTGTATTGATGTTTGGGTTCCTGCTTGTTTCCAATTTAAATTAAAAATATTTGGGACAGTTAACCATCTGTCGTTTAATTGAGATATAACTTGATTTATTGCAGGGGGTTGTGCTCCTTGATCTTGAACTGGTCCGCTACCACTGTAGTTGGGTAGTGAATAATATCTAAGAGTTTTAATAATGTTATGAATTCTACTTTGCTCTGATGCATTTCTAGGAACTAATTTCCAGGAAAAGTTAAACTCTCTCATGGCAATCCCTTGGAATATTTGTTCTATATAAGGATTTAATATTTTTCCACCAATGCCACTAGTCAATGCTTCTGCTGGAGGGGCTCCTGGGATATTACGTATCGCATTTAATATAAATTCTGCAGTCCCTGCACCCGCTAAAGTACTAATTGTTTGACCCACTTGACCTGGATCGTTTATTGCATTTCCTGCTAGTTGTGGCAACATTTTACCAAGCATTCCTACTTTGTCTGAAGACCAATTTAATTGATCACTATAATTGATATCGTTTGGAACTGGTAATAATACAGTTGCTAATGTCTTGCTTCTAGTTGGAGTTGTTGCTCTTTTGCCATCAATTACATCAAATACATCCAACCCTTGAATATTACTAATGTTTGGATTTGTAGCTGTTCCTGCATTTGTACTAGCAATAGGTACATATTGTGTAATATTAATTTGAAGCATATCAAACATTTCATTTTTATCAGGCCAATATAAATCATTGGTAGTAATTTTATTTGATGTATATCCTTTATTTACTGTTGTAATGGCCATAAATATTTTATGATATGCCTTTTATAAAAGTATTTATGAATACTTTGAAGGGAAAATTTGTTCCCAAAAATATTCGCAAATACAAGGGAGATTATAGAAATATAATTTATAGATCTTCATGGGAATTGAAGTTCATGAAGTATTGTGATACGAGACCAAATATATTGGAGTGGGCATCTGAGGAAATTGTCATACCATATAGATCTCCATTAGACAATAGAGTACATAGGTATTTTGTTGATTTCTATGTCAAGATTCAGGAGAGTGATGGAACTATTGTAAAATATTTGATTGAAATAAAACCGAGCAAGCAAACTGTTCCTCCTAAAAAACCTCAGCGACAAACTAAAAGTTACATTTATGAAGTAACTGAATATGTAAAAAACCAAGCTAAGTGGGAGGCTGCTAAACAATTCTGTGAAGATAGAATGTGGAAATTTAAAGTACTCACAGAATCGGAGTTAAAGGTATGAGAAGAGAAGTATCGGCAAGAACTAAAAATCAATCTCAGTTAAATATATTTGAACAAGTAGATGAAATTGCCAACAAGAAAAGAAAAGGATTTCATGCATTATCCTATAGTTGGTACAAGGATACAGTTGCTGAAGTTGCACGAAAGAATGATATATACAAAACACTGGTGACTCTTGATGAAACTTTAATTCCCTCTGGTGGCAATTTATATTTGTTTGAATATAGTGCAACATGGGCAAAAAAACTTCCATATTATGATGAGTTTCCTTTAGTGTATATGTTACAAGGTGGAAAGAAATTTTTTGGAGCAAATTTACATTATCTAAATCTTCCAACTAGATATAAAGTATTACAAAGCATACAAGATGGACGACCAACAATTCCAAAACAGTGCTTTCATAATTATGTTTATGAAGGTCTTGATACACCGCTTTTTAAAATAAATAGTGAAGATTGGATCAAGTCTATCTTTTTGCCCCTTGAAAGTTTTGTAAGTAGGCAGAAGGGATCATATAAACGAGTTAACAAATCCTTTGTTTGGGGAGACAGCATTAGATGAGTATCAATACGATTCCTAAAAATTTTAAAGAGTTCAGAGGATATGTAGAGAGATATGGTTTTTCTCTAAGCAATTTTTATGATATTCAATTTGAACTTGTTAATGGAAGTGAATTATTAAAAAATTTATTTACTCTTGGAATGACAGGAGATAATAATATAAATGATGAATCATTTATGCAGGGACTTGTCCGAGTCTATGCGGATGAATGTTCCATTCCAGGATATTCTATTTCTACTGGTGATTATAGAATTACCAATACCCCTACAATGAAATATGCATATGGAATTGTAAATAACGAGATTACAATTTCATTTATTTTAGATGCAGACTCTGAAATTAGAAGAATTTTTGATGCTTGGGGCAATTACATTTATACTGGTGTTGCATTGAGGGGAGCCAATACAGCAAATACCAATATTAATATGAATTCTAAAACAGATTTGGGTAGAACTAGATATAGAGATGATTATTGTTGTGATATAATTGTTATTAAACTTGAAAGACACAGAAGCAGTAGAAAAAATACTAGATCTAGAAATAGACAAATAAATATTGAATCTAATTTTTATCGCAATAATGAAATTATTCCAGACTATGATAATACTTTTATGTCTGGATTTGGTAAACCATTTGCAACATACTCGGTTAGACTGAGAAATGCATTCCCAACAACTATATCTGCTATACCACTGTCAAGTGGTTCATCACAATTAGTAAAAGTTCAGGCTACTTTTGAATATGATCTTGCAGTACCTTCATCTCAAACTGGAGCAAACTCTACTAGGGTAACAACAAGTTGGAATGACATCACCTAAATAATTTGAGATTATGTTATAGTATTCACTATGCCTTTACCAAAAATTGTAACACCGACGTATGAATTGCGTTTACCATCAACAGATCAATTAATTAAATACAGACCATTCCTAGTAAAAGAAGAGAAAGTTCTTCTCATGGCTATGGAATCTGAAGATGAAAATCAAATGATCAATGCAGTCAAAACTATTTTGAAGAACTGCATTATTTCAAAAGTTAAAGTTGATGATCTTGCTGTATTTGATATTGAGTATTTGTTTCTCAATATTCGTGCAAAGTCTGTTGGTGAACAGATTGACTTAAACATTACATGTCCAGATGATGGAGAAACTGTAGTTCCTATTGAACTCAATGTTGAAGATATTCAGATTCAAAAGTCTGAAGATCATTCTAGAATTATTCCATTGAATGATACAATTTCTGTTGTAATGAAATATCCTAGTATGGAAATGTTTGTTAAAACAAACTTTACTGCTAATGCAAAAACTGAAGATGTATTTGAAATTGCTGCCTCTTGTATTGAGCAGGTTGTAGAAGGTGAAGATGTATATGAAACTAAGAGTTTTAGCAAAAAAGAAATTAATGAGTTTCTAGATAGTTTGGATACAGCTCAATTTTTGTCAATTCAAAAATTCTTTGAGAGTATGCCAAAATTATCCCATACAGTTAAAGTTACTAATCCAGTAACTAATGTTGAAAGTGATGTTGTATTGGAGGGTCTTGCGTCTTTTTTCGCATAGCCCTAGCACATGAGTCGCTAGAAAATTTCTTCAGAGTAAATTTCATATTAATTCAACATCAAAAGTGGTCACTATTTGAAATCGAAAATATGATACCATGGGAAAGGGAAATCTATGTTCAAATGTTGATTGATCATATCGAAGAAGAAAATAATAAAAATAGAACAACAACATCGTTGTAAATAAATGGCAGAACCAACCACTCAGAGATCATTTAGATCTTTTTCTGAGTCACTCAAATCTAAAAAACTTTCCCCAGTAAATCCATCAGCTATTACTGGGGGAAGACCTATTAGATTGTCTGGAAATATTGTTGCCAAAAAAGAAGTCGAAGAGCTTGGACAGATTAGAAAAACTTTAGGATCTTTACTTGCAATTGAAAAAAGATACTATAAGTTTCTTGGTGATAGAATTTTAAATTTCGCAAAGGAAGAAGAAAGAAAAAAATTAAAAGAACGAGAAAGATTACAAGAAGAAGGTAATCAAAAAAAAGGTAAAGATAAAACTTCAAACCCGATTGTAGAGAAAGCAAAATCTGATTTATCTATGATTGGAGGATTCTTTAAGAATCTTCTCAAATTCTTCATTGGGTATAAAGTTTTACAGTGGGCATCAAATCCTGCAAACATAAAAAAGATTCAGGATTTTGCTAATCTATTCATAAAATTATTTAAATTTATTAGTGCAGTCACTGAATTTGGTGTGGACGCATTAATGAAAACTATTACGGTTACTTCTAAAGTAATCAATGGAGTATTTGATTTTATAGGTAAAGTAGCAGAATTTTTTAGTTTCAGTTGGTTGGGTGGTGGAATTGAATGGTTGCTCAAAACCATAGAAGACGTAACCTCAGTATTTGCTAGCATTCCAAATGCCATAACACTGACTATAAAATTTTTAACTAATCTACTACCGAACTTTTTAGAATCAGTTTTAACGAATGGACTACTTGGAGGTCAAAAAGAACTTCAGGGTCAATCCGATCAGGCAATAGATGCAAAGAAATCAGCAGAGTCTCCTACTGAAGTTAGTGGAGATACTGATAAAACAGGTCAGAGTGATCTTGGTGAAAAGGCGAAAGAATCTCTATCAAACATTGGTAAAAATATTCTAAAGACTTTATTCCCTGGAATAGATATTGCTACCAATATTGGAGCAAAGATTGGTGGCTCTATAAAATCATTCTTTACTGGAGGCAAGTCCCAGGAAGAACTTCCAAAACTAGCAAAAGGTGGTATTGTAACTAAACCGACTGAAGCGATTGTTGGAGAGGCAGGACCAGAAGCAATTTTACCACTTGATAAGTTGGGATCATTTGGTATTGATGGATTTAAGGCAGCCACCAATAAGGTAATTCCTAAATTCATGACCTTACTGACATTACCATTCAAGATTATTGGTGCTGGTATATTAGCATTAATTTCATCTACAGTAGGAAAAATTCCTGGCATTGGTCAGTTTATAAAACCTTTAGTTTCTAACATTGCATCTGGATTTGGGTTACCTCCAGGATTAGTTTCTGGGATGACTGGATTTATTGGTGGTGTTGGTGAGATGACAACATCCGAAGTTGGAAATATTGCAGAGTTATTTGGAAAGCAAGAAGTAAATATTCGACAACAAAAAGGAGAAGAGTTTAGTCCTTCACGAGATACATCTGTAAAAGGATTACTTGGAAATATTTTGAGTGCATTGATCAGCAAGCAAAAGAAAACGGTTACTCCTGCACCAACAACCCCGCCAGCACCCACTGCACCACCTTCAGCCACACCTGCAGCTCCTGCAGCCACACCTGCAACTTCAGGGAATGAGCCAGCTGCAACACCAGCTCCCACCTTGTCTCCAATATTTGATAGGTCTCAGCAATCTGGTGCGGTTCCTGGTCAGGGTGGAGGAGACAAGATTCCAGCACTACTAGAACCAAATGAATATGTGCTGAATAAAAATGCAGTTAGGGGATTGGGGGGAGCAAAAGAATTAGACAAAATAAATTTTGGGGTGTTTCCTAGATTTCAAACAGGTGGATCTGTATTATCAAAATTGGGAGATAGTTCTAAATTAGCATCAGCTCCCAGAGGATATTGTGTTACTGGTGTTCTTGATACAATGCAAAAAAATGGAGTGCCCAATCCAGCAGGAACTTCAAATGATCCAAACAATCCAAGAGGTCTTGCTGCTCAACTTATTAAAAATTATGGTTGGGGATCTATTTCTGGGTTAGGATCACCAATTAATCTAAAAAGTCCGTATGGAAATGTAGGTGCAAATGCAATGTCATTTTCTGAATGGAAATCTGCGGTTAAAGAAAATAAAATTGTAAGTGGTTCTATCGTATTCACAACTAAAAATTCTGACTGGTCTGGAAATCAATCTAGTGGACACGACGCAGCGATTGCAAAGAATGGTGGAAGAAAATTGTGGAGTGGGCATTGGCAATCACAAGTCGATGGTGTTGGTGCTGTTTATGGCACAGCATCAAACAAAATAATTGCATTAACTCCTGGCGGTACACAAGTAGCATATGATGGGTCTAAAACATCAGATGATGGCGAAACTTCAAATGATCAAGCTCAATCTACAGAATTTACTGTAGAAGCGGCAACAACGGTTGCAGAAAATCTTGGAAAATTATTCAAGATGTTAAATGCTCCAGCTCCATCTCAAGATTCTGCACCACCAACAGCAGCTCAAGTACAGCCAAAAATAACTCAAACTGTTTCACAATCATCTGGAAATTTACAGAGAGTTCAGAAAGAAAATTTACAACTTCAAAGTCAATCTAGAAGTCAGTCTAAGTCTGGTGGCAATGTTGTCACATTAGGACAGCCAAATAAAACTATTAGTGAAACAATTTCTCAGCCAATGCCTGCGACACTTGGTGGTACTAGTCCACCAAATCCATTAATCAATTATCCGATAGCACCATAACATGGAAAAGTTAACTCCAGTTAGACCAGCTTCCATTATCGGTAATACTCGTCTCAAAGAATTGAAGACGATAAAAGGTGTTGCGACTAATTTAATTTCACAGAAAAAGAAAAATTTTGATCTAGAAAAAAAGTTTTTTAAAGTCGAAAAGGATTCAATTACTAGAGCTAGGTCATTAGAAAAAGAAAGACAGCAAGAACAAAAGAAACCGAAGTCGGGTGCGGCTGCAATAAAAAAAGAAATCAAAGAACAGTCAGTAAAGTTATATGATTTGTTCAAATTTTTTGTTGGATATAAAGTCCTTCAGTGGATGTCTAAAACTGAGAATATAAAGTCTCTTGGTGAAATTGCAAAGGCAATGCAGAACATATTCAAGGTAATTGATTACCTTGCTGGAATTGGGGTTGAAGGTGTTCTTGGTGGATTACATAGTGTTTTATTTGGAGGAAGTTTTCTAGAAAGATTCTTTGGAGTGTTCAAAGCCATCGGTGGGCTTTTTATTATCAGAAGATTATTATCTCCAGGTAAAATACTTAAAGACATTGCTTGGATTCTAAAGAATAAAAAAAATATTAGTAGAGTATTCAAAGCAATAGG